TAACGCCAGGACGCAAGCCAGACCGCTTTCCGCGCTTGGTTACTTCCAGCTTATATGTGTACGTTCCTTGCTCATCCTGACCGCAAGGCGACAGCATTAAAACGGCTCTTGCCCAATTCGTCAGCTCGCTCGATCCAAATCCGCTGTACGCCTTGTCGTGCCCCTGGTAACCGCTGCCGTCCCGTGTTGGCTTTGGCGTATGGTGCATAAGCATCCAAGCAAATCCGCCAGATAGGGCAAGCGGGTTAAGCAAATTACGCAAAAAGCCACCGGCAGTCTCTTGGCTAGATAAGTCGCCACCGATGAACGCCAGCAACGGATCTACCCAGGCTAGGTCGGGTTTATGCTTTTCAGCTAAGCGACGCATTCGATCAACGAACCGCTCACCCGTGGACGTACAGTCACGCACGATCACGATGTTTTGCTTAACTCGTTCCAGCTCCTCTGCGGTCAAATCCAACGCCTTTAGAATGCCCTGCAACGCCTCTGCCACGTCGCCCTCGTCGTTCTCCGCCTGCACGATCAGCGACTTTAATGGCTTGCCGTGTGGGCTAATGCCAAACAGATCACGGCCGGCCGCCCAAGTGATTGCGGCTTGTAAGCACAGCACGCTCTTGCCAAGTCCACTGCTTCCCACCCACAACGCTGAACCGCCGCGGCATATCCAACGCTTGCCTAGCAGTTGCGTTATGTCGGCATCCTCCTTAAAATTTACCAACTGCTCCCAGCTATACGGCTCAGGAATATCACCGTAGATCGTGCGCTCTTGCCACTCCATGTAAGTCAGCGTCGGTGCGCCACATTCGACTAACTCTTGCTGATTACCTGTGGCCGTACGCATAGCGCCTGGCAACCGCGACAGCCTGCCTGCGTCCTTGTTGGCTGGATCGGGTTTGCTGTGCTCTAGGTGCTTGTAAATAAAATCCACACGCTCAGCAAACTCCTTGGCATTGGCAGCCCGAATCTCCACCCAAGCGTGTAGACTGCGTGCCCCGCTCTTAATGATAGACGACGTAGGCAAACCGCTGCGCTTAATAATTGCCCACTGCTCTTGCAGCGTGCTTTCATCAAACTCGATCAGGCAATGGCGAAACTTGGTAATCGACTCGGCTTTGCGGTTCTTGCCGTTGTTGGCGTTAATGGAGACGTAAACTCCAACTGCATCGCCCTGCCACTCCTTTAGTCCGTCGCCCTTAAACAGCTCTAGCCATTCCTCTCGGCTTCGAGTCTCGCCAGCACCGTCCGGCCGCTCGCGCTCGCCGTCCCGAATCGATCGGCAGATATTGATCTGATCGCCCACGTCAAAACAGGTAGTCAGAAACTTGTCGACCGGGCCACTCTCTACGCTTATCGGCATAGGCGGTACTGGCAGATCCTCACGCACGATCGCCCCGTTCTGATAACCATACTTTGCCTTTGGTTTCCACGCTTCCCTCGCTGGCTTGCTAAATGCGGATCTGACTGCACTGACGGCCTCGTTCTGTGATAGCCCAACCTTAAACGCCCACTCTTCTGCATTGGTTGTCGCGTCGAACTCGGTCAGCCCTTGGTCACGCCACTGGCAGGCCAGCTTAAATAATTGCGTGTTGCGTTCGCCTTCAGCGGCCCCGTTGCGGTGGATGGCTTCGATTGCGGGTGGTAGGGGTGCGATCATTTTTTGGCAAATCCTTTCAATGCCTTGACAATGACGTACTCAATCACTGCCTCTTGATCTTTCTTTAGCTTCTTCAGCCCAAATGCGTGCAACGCCTTTGCCGTCTTGGCGTCATAGGTTACGTCGACTAGAACCTGCTTTGGTGCTGGCCTTGATTTTCCAAAAGTAATTTTGCCTAGATACTTCATTTGCTTTCCTTTTCTTTTTTCGCCTCAACGGCTTTCGCCTTAAATCCCTCAGCCTGCTTTAACATTTCGGTGGCCATAAGAACGGCAAGATCCAGCCGGGTGCGTACTGCATCGTACTGCTTCTTGATCAAATTCTTCTTCGCACGTTCGAGCACGGCGAGATGCCAGGTTAAACGTTTTACTGACATAAGCGCAGCCACTCCAAGCTGGATAACGTAATGGTGTCTTGTGGTTCAGTTTGAGGGGGTCGGATTAAGAAATCGTAAAACTCATCTGGATTGTGGTTCCTTACAAAGTCTAAGAATTTTTTGATAACTTCTTTTGTAGTAAGATTCCGATCTGGCCTAATCCACCCACGCAAGAAACGAACGTTTGAGACAATAGTCTCTGCCGCATTTATTTGCTGATGATGCGGAGAATTGTGTGACGCAATAATGTATATGGAAAATGGAGCCAATGGATCTGCGACGCGTTCAAATGCTAGTTTTTGGCCATAAGGAGGAACAGCATCTGTATGCTTTGCCTCAAAGAATACATGGCCCTTGCCCCAAAAATCCATATAGCCATCGATGTTGGTTGGCGTAATAGTTCCAAAACATAGGTTGCTGAAATCAATAATCTGCTCGGCATAGCAGACATTCCTTATTTTGCCCCTTGTCTCGTCATTCATCTGCAATTCTCCCAATCCATCCAAAGCTCTTAAATTCGCTAATGAATTTTTGTATTTTGCTTCCAAAATATAGAACTGCTTGGCCTTGCAACGGTGCACCTCCGGGCTTCCCTTCTTTATTTACGAACCTGATTCTTCCGCTTGGGAAACAAATGGCTGAGGCATGTTTAATCATTTCATTAAACCATTCTGTCTCGGTTGCGTTATTTACCAATACAATCGCTTCCGTGATTTCTTTGTTTGAGAATTTTTCAGCCACAGCCCTTGCAAAGTTTGCAATCAGCGGCTGGGCATAGGGTGGATTCATGAAAACCCGGCCATGCCATTTCTTAGTTAAACCGTCTGCTTTTGAATCATAGTATTTGTCGGCCTTAACAGTTGCATTCGCCTGAGCACAAGATGCTGGGTCTGTATCAATCCCGCCCATGACAGCTCGCGCCGCTTCAATATAGGCAGCTGGCGTGTACCACTCGTTTTCTCCGCTGTTATGCGAAACGTGAGCTATCTTTAACGCTTCCGACATGCTCACAACCCCATCCCTTACTTGCTCAAACTCCTTTTTAGGCATCCGGGCAAGCTGTTGGGATAGGCTTGAGATTTTCTTATCAACGCCAAGGTCGGAAAGAGTTGGTATTAAAATTTGCCGCGGTTCCGATTTGGTACCACGGAGAAGCATGCCCGTGTTTTTAGGCGTTTCTGCAAGCAGTTCGCCAAGCCTCCTCATGGCTTCCAGCTCAATGCTGCGAGCGTGCTGAACGGCCTCCTCGCCCAACTGCTGACGCTTCGCGTAGATCTTGGCGGCGCCGGCCACGTCCATAATCTTTTTAACTTCCTGCATCGACTTGGCCTCAACAAGCATCTCGCTTGCCTTGCTTAGTCGCTCAATTACTGAGTCTTTAATTGCTATTTGTTGTAACATTTTTATTCCTTTTTATTTTGTTGTTTGACTACCACTGCCCCATTCCCCACCTGTGGCGATTGGCACGGGCCTCTCGCACACAGTCGGCGTACTGCTCCGGCGTATAGGTACCGATGACGCGGGCGGAGAACATAGTGAGAAGATCCATTAGGCTCACAGCACCGCCTTCGGCAGCGGCCCCGCCAGTTTGTAGTGATACTTGCTGGCGTCGTATTGCAGGGGATAGCCAAAGAAGTCACGCAGCAGATCGATGTCCCGCTGGATGGTCTTGTAGCTACATTCGAGCTTAACGCCCAACCTGGCACAGCTCGGCAACGTCAGATCCCGGCGCAGCATGCCAGCGATCACGCCCAAGCGGCGGAACGTCGGCCGAGTATCGCCAAGGCCAGCAGCGCGATGGCGTTTAGATGCAAACGTGGCGGCTTTTGTGCTCACTTCATCACCTCCACCATCGCCACTTTTGGAAGGCGCATCGCGTTGAACTGCTTTTCGCTCGCAGCAAACACGTCCACCACGGGCAACTTCCCACCGCTTGCCTTCTTGCTCTTTACTGCCGTGCCAGTATCCACGGCCACCCACTCCCGCTTTCCGCCCATCACGCGGATCTTGCTCCACAGCGGAATGATGTCGGGATCGACGGCGCAGTGACGGCCAGCACGCAACCTGGTGCCAGTGCTCGACTGATAGCGACTGCTCCACTCATCTTCGCCGGGCCAGTAGCCAGTAATGCGCACCTTGATTTTTTTCACGTCGATCTTTTTTGACTCTGGCCGTAGATCGATCATTACGTTTGATGCCTGCGTCACTGGGAACCCAAAGAACGCCAGAAACGTCAGCACTACGTTGCAAAGCGCTCTCATAGGCCCGCCCTTATTCGCTCGATCAAATTGTTTTCGCGGCCTTCAGCAGCCGCCAGTGCTGCCTTTGCCTCTGCCAGCTCACGGGCCAACGAGCGCACGCGGTTTAGTAACTGCTCGTGGGTGCTTTGTTCGGGTAATACTTCAATCACAACTTCACCTCCCGCGGGTCGTACTTTTTTAGCCAGCGCCACACCTTGCAGATGGACGTGAACGCCTCGAACGCCTGCTCAATCTGTTCCTGCGTATATAGAATTTCTCCGATTGCGCCGGTGACTGGGTCGATCATTACGTTGCGGCATGGCAACG